ATGGATATGTGTCGGCGGCATGCTGCAGCGGTTTCCGGAAATAATGTCCATCAAGATGTTATCGCTTAGTAACCGCGAGGCAGAGATTGCCGGGCATCTTGCACTTGGAAAAACAGAGAAAGAGGTTGCCGGGGAACTTTGTGTAAGTGTGGATACTGTTCATACACATAAAAAGAGTATATACCGGAAGTTGGGAGCCAGGAGTATTGCAGATGTTACCCGGATAGTTGCAGAATATATAACCCGGAAAAACCTGACAGATTTGATCAGGAAAGAACTGATCGAGCCGAATGTTTGGAAGGTTTGTATAATGATGTTTTTCCTGTCTCTGCAAATGATTGCGACAATGAATAATATGGATCTGAGACCGGCACGGGTGAGAACCAACACCGTAAGGATTGTCAGGATCCGTAAAAACGAATAAGTATGGGAAGACCTGTTAAAAAGGGATTGGATTATTTTCCGACAGATGTTGATTTTTTTGAAAAGGAGGAAATAAAATTTTTCTCGGTTGAATGCGGGGCTTCCGGAATATGCGCTTTGATGAAATTGATGTGTAATATTTACCGGAATGGATACTATGTAGAATGGAGCAAGGATCATGAAGATTTGTTCGGGTGGGATATGCGGGGAATGGTACCCAGGGAAGAAATTCCGCATATTATAGGGGTTTGCCTGAAACGGGGAATTTTCAATATGAAACTTTTTAAAAAATTTCATATTCTGACATCGCTGGATATCCAGGAGGTGTATTTGCAGGCTTTAGACGGTAAAAGACAAATCAGCATTATAAAAGAGTATTGGTTGACGAAAATACCGGATAAAGCAAAGTTTATAGGGATTGACGGGGAAATTACAGAGGTTGGTAGCTTGGAAAACAGGGATAAAGGGTTAGAAACCGAAGATAAAGCACGTAATGAAAAAGGGTTTATTCCACCTACGCCGGAGGAAGTCAGACAGTATTTTTCTGATAAGGGATATAGTGAAGAAGCGGCAAACAAAGCATACGATTATTATTCGGCCGGAAATTGGAAGGATAGTAAGGGTAAGCGGGTGAAAAACTGGAAGCAGAAAATGATCGCTGTGTGGTTTAAAGCGGAGAATTTAAAAACGATTGAAAATGGAAACAAAGAAGGAAGAATTGACTTTTAACATTTATGCCAAAGAAGCGGAGGCTGCCGTCCTTGGTTCGTTGATGACATTTGAAGATGCTTTGGCGGAAGTTTCTTTGATCCTGACTCCGGAGATGTTTTATGATCTTCGTCACCAATGTATTTATGCTGCTATTTTAAAGACAGACAACGATGGAATTCCTGTCGATTTGGTTTCAGTTGCAGAAGCTTTAAAGAAGACGGGGAATCTGGAAAGGGCCGGGAATTATACTTATCTTTCAGAGCTGACCAATTATTCCGGTAATGTTGTCCGGGTTACTTATTATGCACAGGTTGTGGCTCAGAAGTTTGTACAGCGTGAATTAATGAAATTTGGTAACCAGACTATTCAGGCTGCCCGGGATGAGAGATTGGATGTTGCAAATGTTATTGCTCAGACTGCTGCCAATCTTGACCGGATAAATGAGGTTATGACTGCCAATTCCCGTATTACGCATATCGATCGTATTCTGGAGAAATCTTTATCCGAAGCTTTAGAGCGCGAACAAAGCCTAAAGGAAGGCAAGGCTTTTGGTATTCCTACAGGACTTACGGAGATGGACCGGTTATTATCCGGATTTCATGGGGGTGACCTGATAATTGTAGCTGGTAGGCCTGGGTCCGGTAAAACTAGTGTCATGTTGAATTTCCTGAAAGCGGCAGCGATTGCAAAGTTTCCTGTATGTGCATTTTCTTTGGAAATGACTTCTGTAAGACTCTCTGATCGCTTGATCTTATCGGAAAGCGGTATTTCTGCACGGGATTACCGAATGGGAAAGTTCTCCCAGACTGATTATGAAAAATTGTCGAAAGCACAACATTTGCTCTCTGGATTACCGATTTTTATAGACGACCGTTCCGGGGTTACGATGCAATATATCCGGGGAATTGCCCGGATGATGCATAAACGCGGGCAGTGTAAGGTGCTGTTTATCGATTATCTCCAGTTACTGTCATCGACAGTCGATAAGAAATATAACCGGGAACAGGAAATCGCGCAGATTTCCGGACAGGCAAAAGCTTTGGCTAAAGAGTTGAATATTCCGGTTGTACTACTGTCCCAGTTGAACAGGGATTGTGAAAAAAGAACGGATAAAAAACCGGAATTGTCTGATCTTCGGGAATCCGGTGCAATTGAGCAAGATGCCGATATCGTAATGCTGGTGTACCGTCCCGAATATTATGGATTAAAAGCTATGGATGGAGAGCCGATCAAAAATGTCGGGAAACTTATTGTGGCAAAGCATAGGGACGGTCCGGTCGGGGAAGTGAAATTTTCCTATAATGAGAGTTTGACAAAGATATATGATTTTACAGTAGGAAAAATACCGTTTTGACTAAAATGAAGTAGCTATGGAAGCAAAATTTAATTATGGAGATAAAGTTCTGATCAATGGAAATATTGTTGGGATTGTATTGTTTTCTTATAATATGTTTTCGTTGCCTCACGATCCTTGTTTTGTTTATAGGATTATAGTCGATGCACATGAGTTGTGTCATCGGGTTAATAACTATGCTCATGTAAATCAGGCGGGAAATAAGGAATTACTTGCTGAAGATTTTAAAAGTTTGTTGGTAGATACTCAGCAATTGGCAGTGATGGAAGTGTCGGAAAGGGAATTGACATTGTTTGAATATTGATTATGGAAGAGAATACACAACTATCGTTATTATTCGATGAAGTAATCCCCATTCCGGAATGCTCCGAATTAATGAAAATAACGAAATTGAAACGTCCGATTGATGTGGCGGATAGAATGGTCCAGGAGGTTCGGGTATGGCAGCAAAAACATCCGGATAGGGATGTAATGGAAATAATTACCCCTGATTGGGAAGAATATATTAAAAGCAGATTGTGAACGATTTGAATTAAAATATCATGGTAACAATAATAGTTAAAGATAATGAAACTGATCAGGAAATGATTCTTCGCGTCAGTATTGATAGCGAAGAAACTGCTACGGTTAATGTGAAGTTTAATCCTCCGCTTGACAAGAAAAAAGAATATCCTGGATTGTGGGATATTATGGCAAGTCGGGTAATGAATGTGATTAAAGAGGATTAATATTAATGGAATAGAGAAAAATAATATACTAAACTATGGAAACTAATAATATTCAAACCCGAAAAGATGAGATCCGGTTTTTTACCAATAAACCGGAGGAAATGCTAGGAAAATATCTGGCAAAACGATTATTAAGAACCTGGCAGGAAGATTTTGTCGATAATGACACCGGGGAAGTTGTTTCTATCGATCGTAATGAAATAATAGCTGATCGGGGCCAGCTTATTACCGGTGATTTGCTTGCAGTAATCCGGTTTCATTTACAGTCTGGAGATATAAGCGAAGTTGAAGTAAGTAATCAAAAGCGCGAAGGTATTTTGTCAGCATCTACTCAGATGTTTCCTTGGATGGTTACTATATGTATTGCAGGAGGAAAGAAGAAAAAATTTCTTTTATATGCTTCTTCTATAGGGATGGCTATAGAAATTGTATGTGATTATGTGGAGTTGGAATTTTCCGGGATGTTTACTTTGTTTTCGGCTAAATCATTGGAATCATGTATAATTTTAAAAGATAATCTTTTGTCTATATCAGAGTGTGAAAATATAGGCGAGGATTCAGAACAAAATGAAAGTTGTGAACCGGTGAAAAAGTTTTATCAGATTGATACAACCGTTTCTATTGTTGATGGAAGTGTTACCTCTCCCACCTTTGTTGTAGAAGCTAAAGACGTTGATCGGGCTATGGTTATTATAAACGATTTTATTTCTAAAAGGATCAGAGAAAAAGCTGATGAAGAAGTAGAGGAATTTGAGGTAAAATTAGAGACAGCGAAGATTCTTTCCTGTAATTATATCATTGAACGGGAATTTTCAATGGCTTATTCAGAAGAACTATGAAAGCAATAACCTTAATCAATCCTCGGGGAGAACGTTTAGAATTGACTAATGTTGAGTTTTATGAGCTCCAATTACAATTTGCTAATTCTAAGACGTTTGAACAGTGGAGTGAGAAAAGAAGGATATCCGGCTGGATTGGAAAAGGAGATGATATCAGGCTCAGTATTTCTGCTGTAAATAAATTCCTGCGGGAAAAAGGATACCAGATTATTGATAACCTTCATAAATGACTTTTATGAAAATGCGTGATGTCCGGATAGTTGTTTGTCCTCGGTGCCAAGGAACCGGAACTTTAGAAATGGCAACCGGGGATGAGGATAGGTGTAAAACTATTTTCTGTCCTTTGTGTAATGGTATGAGAGTTTTGAAAAGAACGGTGACAATAGAATATAATGTTGTTAACAATGCCCACGAAAGCGAAAAAGAATATCCGTCCCTGGAACCGGAGAGGATCGGTTACGGGGAAAAAGATGGAAAACCGACCCAGAAGCCGTGAAGAATACCATTCGGCAAGATGGACCAGGGAAAGTAAAGTATTCCGGGAGAAACATCCGCTTTGTGCTATATGTTTGGAGAAAGGATTACTTGTTCCTTCGGAAGTAGTGGATCATATTATTCCTGTCGCAGTGTGTTCAGATTTCTGGGATAAAACCAATTGGCAGGCATTGTGTCGGAAATGTAATATTGAAAAAGGAAATAAAGATAAACGTCTGATCAATGGAAGATGAATTAGTGGATATTATCCGGAATGTGGAACAGGAGAAAACGGAAAAAGGATTGGCTCCGGTTCATGCCATGTTTCTTTCGGATATCATGCCGGCGGTAAAGAAATTGGTTAAAGATACCTTGAATAAACTGGTGAAGGAGAAAAAAATAAGCTGGTTCCGGACGATAAATGATGATGCATTTAAATTTACAGGTGATGAAGAATAGACCTTTGAGTGAATTGGTTATTGATTTTATAAATGATCAGGATGTGAATGAGTTAAGTAAGAAAACATATAAACTCGCAATATCCCGGTTTGTCAGATGGGTTGTATTCAGTACACTGGAATTCTGGTCCTTGAAAAAGAAGGATATTATAAATTATAAATCTGTTTTGTTACGGGAAGGCAAGTCACTTTACACGATCGACCTTTATCTGACCGTTGTACGTAAGTTATATTCCTGGTTGGATGATCAGGGTTTATATGAAAATATTGCAGTTGGTGTCCGGTCTCCCAAAAAAGATAAGAAGTTTCGAAAAGGATATTTGAAGATGGAGCAGGTTGACCTGCTTTTGAGTTCTATTGACACTTCCTTACCGATTGGGAAACGTGATTATTGTATTATATCCATGATGCTTGGAGCTGGGTTACGCCGGGTCGAAATATGCCGGATGACAATCGGTGATGTTACGAATAATTTTCAGACGACTGTGAGGTTGCAAAGAAAAGGACATAATGAAAAAGATACAGAGCTGGGGATAACAGAACGAATGTTGGGCGCAATTCATGATTATTTATTGTGCCGGAATAATTTCTCAGAAGATAGTCCCTTGTTTGTGAACCATGCCGGAGGGTATAAGGATTTACCGCTTCAACCTGCTATGGTTTCCAGGATGATTAAGCAAAGGTTTAAACAAATAGGTATTGTTGATAAACGTATGACCTGCCATAGTCTGCGACATACTGCAGCTATCCAGGCGTTAAAAGCCGGGGCAGATGTCTATGAAGTACAACAAATGCTAGGGCATTCAGATATAAAGACAACGACAATTTATTTAAGAGCAATAGAGGAGGAAACAAGGGTAAATAATAGAGCAGTAAGGATACTTGATAAAGTTTTATCTGAAAGCCTCGGAGAGGGTAAAAATAAGCTTTTAGACAGTGCTAAATATCAGTAGTGTAATAAAGATAGAATTTTATACACAACAAAAATTTAACACAAAGTTTGTTGTTAATACGTAAAGTTTTGAATTGATACAAAATGAAAAATTGAAATATGTGTGATGATCGGCGGTTTGAAAGGCAAAGGGGAGGGGGGTGTCAATCTCTTTTGGACATCGTCAGCGAGACCGCACCCCTAGGAAGAAAAATTTGCATGCAAAATTGGGAGTTTTTGAAATAACAGAATTATGGGAAAAGGAAGGAAACCGATATCGAATGCTTTGAAAGTTCTGAAGGGAACGGATCAGCCTTGCCGGATGCGGGAGGAAATTTCGTATGAGAAAATAACGAAAATCCCGAAAGCTCCGGATTATATGTGTGTTGCCGGTAAAAAGGTATATAAGATCACTGCTCAGCAGTTGGCAGATCAGGGGATTCTGAATGTTGTCAATATTAATGCCGTGATGATGTATGCCAATGAGATGGGAAAATATATCGAGGCAGAGAAAAAATTGTCGGGGTCTGAAAATGACCGGGTTGTGAAAGAGATCTCCGATAAAGGTGGCGTCCGGTATGTCCGTAATCCACTCGATAAGATGGCGTCCGAATATTTGGCTAATGCAAAGATGTGGGCTGTCGAACTGGGGATCACCCCGGCATCGGCTTCTAAAGTAAAAATGGGAGAAAAGAAAGAAAAAGATCCATTACAGAAATTGCTGGAGGATTTATGAAAAGGAAAAAATCTGAAATATATAAAGAGAAGGCTTTACACTATATCGATCGGGTAATGTCCGGGAAGCGGATTGCCGGACGTTATGAAAAGCTGGCAGTAAAACGCCACTTGGACGATCTTCGTTTTGCAACAGAGAAAGGTTTGTATTTTGATGAAAAGGCGGCTAAGAAAGCACTGGTATTTTTTACCCTGTTGAAACATTTTAAAGGTGAATGGGCTGGAAAGGAACTGGAATTGGAGGACTGGCAGTGTTTTATTATCTGGTGCCTTTTCGGCTGGTATCGGAGCGGAGGTGTCCGGCGATTCAATTATGCCAGTATAGAGGTTGCCCGTAAAAATGGGAAGACAACTTTTGCGGCCGGGATTGCTTTATATATGATGGTCTTCGATGGAGAAGCCGGGGCGGAGATCTATTCGGCAGCGGTGGATAAGGACCAGGCTAAAATCTGTTGGCAGGCTGCCAAGAAGATGGTGGAAAATAGTCCGGCATTGCAGAAGTATCTGGATACTTATACCACTTCGATTGTCATGGAATCGACAGCATCGACTTTTAAACCGCTTTCCAAGGATAACGGGAACAAGGACGGTTTGAATCCTCATTGTGCTATCTGCGACGAACGTCATGCATGGCCGACGGATGACATTTTTAATGTGATTAAATCCGGTATGGGTGCCCGGAAACAGCCGCTTATTTTTACTATTACGACAGCCGGGTTTAATATGGAATCTCCGTATTATCAATCCCGGAAAGTGATGATCGATATCCTTGAGGGAATCAAACAGCAGGAAAACGAGTTTGTTATGATTTTCTGCCCGGATAAAAAGGATGGGAAGGAATGTCCGGAGGATGACAACTGGAAAGATCCACATACCTGGGAGAAAGCAAATCCGAATATCGGTATTTCGGTAAGCTACGATTATATGGAGAGGGAATTGCAGGATGCGATCAACAAGGGAGGTACGACGGAAGTGAACTTCAAAACCAAAAACTGCAATATGTGGGTAGACGCTCCGGACGTCTGGATCCCGGATGATATCGTTACAGCCAATAGCCGGGGAATAACGGATGATGATCTGATCGGGCTGGAGTGTTATGCCGGGCTTGACCTTGCTTCCCATGTTGACATTAATGCTTTGGCTCTATTCTTTCCGGAAGTAAAAGCAGTAAAAATGTTTTTCTGGATACCGGAGGGTAAGGTAAAAGAAAAGGAGGATAAGGTGGACTATCGTCGTTGGGCCGATGAAGGATATATTAAAGTGACTCCGGGAGATGTGATCGATATCGATTTTCAGGTGGCTGATATTGCTAAGATTTGCCGGCAATATACAGTCAAGAATCTGGCATTCGATCCGGCTAAAGCTTACCACGGTACTATACAGGGATTACAGAAATCCGGTTTAGATGATATACTGGATGAGTTTGCCCAAAGCATGATGAATATGAGCGAGCCGACAAAGAAGCTAGAGGCTTTTGTTAGGGATAGGATATTGGACCTAATGAATAATCCTGTACTCCGGTGGATGTTCCGGAACGTTGTGATTTATAAGGATGCCAACGATAATATCAAGCTGGATAAGAAAAAATCTCCGAATAAAATCGACGGTGTGGTGGCGATTGTGGATGCGATCGGAGGGATGATGTCGGTTGAGGCCGATGACCAGAAAAAGATAATGTATGGGAACCATTCTCTACGAACCATAAAAATATAAACCATGGAAACAAATGAATTGACACCCAGGATCCTGAAGATGACGACCAAGACGGGGTTTGTGGAGCTGTTCTGGGAAGCCGTCAACGCGGATCAACAGCAACACACTCATGAGGAGATATATGATATACTGGAAAAGGAATATCAGCAGGTGTTTAAAAGACGCCGGTATACCTCGTTTAAGAGTTTCCGGAGACGGAGAGATCAATAAAAGTTGGAAAATGAGATTTGGAATTTTAGATAATAGCCGTATATTTGTGACATTCGACGCCAACGAATGCACTAAATATTCTTTTAAGCAACAGTCATTTTTATGGCTTTGTGTAAGCTATTGTCTTTATGATATAAGGCTATCACTCCCCGTTGGACTGTTGCAGAAATGTGATAGTGGTTCGTTGGCGCGAATGGGAGGCGGTAGCCTTTCTTTATTTACTAATTTCAAATTTCATTCAACGATGCCAACGAACCTGAAATTTGCAAATGACGCACAAGGTGTGGATAATGCACGTACTTCCCCACGAAAAAGGGAAATCCCGTCTTTAAGTTTAAAGAGACAGTTAAAGCATTTGAAAGCAATGATCCGGACGGAACGAAATAATAAGCTACGGGCTTATAGTTTTATTCTGGATAATTGTATTTTCGATTGCTACAGTCATTATTGTATGACGACACTGCCTGATTCTATCCCCGATGAATTCATTGAAATAATGGATATCATGAGCTTGAAAACAGATCCCCCTTATTAAAAAATGATGCGTTATGGAAGAGTTAATTAAAATTACAGAGTATAACGGTAAGAAAGCCGTTTCCGCGAGAGAATTACATCAATTCCTTGAAATAAGTACTCGGTTTGACATGTGGGCTAAAAGGATGAGAGAATACGGATTTAATGAAGGAACAGACTTTTGCACGATTTTGAGCGAAAGTACAGGTGGCCGTCCTTCCTTAGATTATGCTTTAACTCTTGACACAGCAAAACACTGGGCTATGATGCAACGTAATGAAAGAGGAATGCAGGCGCGACAATATTTCATCGAAGTGGAAAAACGTGTCAATCGTCCTTTATCACATGCTGAATTGCTTTTGCAACAATGTCAGATGTTGGTCGAACAGGAAAAGCGTTTGTCACAGGTAGAAGAAAAAGTGGATCGTCTTATCGAGGTGCATGAGGAAGCTGAGCGTGATCTGCATGAGTTACCAATTTCCGACAAAGAAATTCCGGAAATGTCTCTGCGTGATCAGATCCGGATGTTGGTGAACAAATACTGTAAAGTTTCCAGTTTGGGGCAGCATCAGGTTTGGGACAAGGTGTATACTACGTTGTATTACTCCTATCATATTCCGCTCCGTTCATACAAGATGCGGAAAGGAGAAAGTCTTTTGGACGTTGCTGAGCGTGTCGGTTGCCTGGATAAGATCCATGTGATCGTCTCCGGTTTGTTCAAGCGGCTCAATTTTATAGAATTCTAGCTATTAGTTAGCAGGACTCTGATCTGAAATACCGGTAACCTTATTGGTTATCCTGTCAATTCCACAAAAGGAAACGAGAGGATAACCAATATTCCCGTATCAAAAAATCAGGTTTCCGGGGAAATAACCTCGGTTTTTCTCCCGGAAATATATAGTTTACGGGGAAATAAGTACACAAAGAAAAAGGAAAAGAAATAAAAAGAAAAGAGAGTTTCGGATATGGAGTTAAGAGAAATGTTTATTTTTGTCGATAGAGAAAATAATATGATTTATTGAAGATGTCAGAAATTGAAAGTGGATTAAAAGAATATATAGAACATTTTGGTAAAGAGATAGTTAAAAATTTGGATGAACTGAATTTTTATTATAAGCATGAATTCATTTTTTTCTGCGAGTTCAGGACTATTATCTATGAAAATTTGAATTGTCTTTTATTAGGATTATATCAGGCCAGTATTTGTATGACTAATCATTTGTTGGAACGAATGCTGAAACATGCTTTAATTGATTTTGAAATGAAAGGATGTTACATTGGCAATCCAGCTTTTAATGAAAAATTAAAGGAAGGATATCGTCTATATGATAATAAGTCTCTAAATGATAATATAAGTGCAGCATGTAAGAAAGGTATTATAACAGAGGAAGAAGGAGGAAAACTGAAAGAATTAAAAAATAAATATCGTAATCCATATTCTCATGCATCTGTAAAAAAAATTATTTCTGAAAAACCTGAACTAGTGAAAGGGTGGATTGGTAAATTTCCAGTTCCTGAAGAAGACAGTAAGCCATTGAGGAATATCACAGTACCTTCTGAAATATTTTCTGAATATTACCAAGCTGATATAGCTAAAAAAGAAGCATTTCCTTATTTTAAAATTGTATTTGGAACTATGGTTGCAATTGATCAGAGATATCAAAAATATAAAGAATAAAGCCTATTTGGACGCAAGGCTTTATCATTGTCTAAAGTTGTCTGAATTATAAGGATGCTGTACTTAATTCTACACCCACTTCTTTATCGCCTTTAAAATTTTATTGGTTGTTTTTTCATCGGCAAAAGTAACTTCGGTTTTGTATAGCCTCATTTGATTCGGTAATTCCGGCATAGATCATAAATTAGTAGTAAAAAAACGTACATTTATTTGGTTGTGTACATATTTTTACTACATTTGTAGTGTAATTAAGTTCTTTGATGCTATGAGTTACAAATCAGTGAAAGAAGTTGTAACACTGCTGGTGAAATACGATTTTAAACTGGTGAGGCAGACAGGAAGTCACATGGTTTTTACTAACGGTAAGCGTGTGGTTGTTGTTCCAAATCACCGGGGTGGTATTGAGAAAGGCACTTATTACAGCATCTTAAGACAGGCAGGGCTGAAGTAGCCCTGCCTTTACAAGAAAAGGAGATGAGAAATGAAAACAGTAAATGTAGTTATTGAACATGCGGAGACAAACCTGAGTGCATACGTGGAAGATGCACCTATCATTACTATTGGAGATACGATCGAAGAAATTGAGAAAAATATCAGGGAGGCTATTAATCTTTACCTGGAGACTTGTAAGGATGAGAATATTGATCCCGGAAAAGTATTTGAGGGAGAGTATGAATTAAAATTTCAGCTTGATGCTCCTACCTTCATCAATTACTATAGTAACATATTTACGAAGGCAGCCTTGAGCCGTGTGACAGGCATCAATGAACGTCAGTTGTGGAGATATGCCGCTGGCAAGAATGTTCCCCGGAAAGAACAACTTGAAAAATTCCAGAAAGGGATAAATAAACTGACAAGAGAATTACAATCCATCAGCTTTTTATAGAACTTAGTTACATTTTGAAGAGGGTATGTTCTGAAAAGGGCATACCCTCTTGTTTGGGAGCCATTCAAATTCTTTGATTTTCTTTAAATTTTCCCCGGAACTTGAAAAAATACGACATTGTCGATGCAGAAATACGACATTGTCGAATTGACAGGTGTTGCAAATCCCGTTTTCTTTGCTATATAAATTTATGGCAAATGACATTCTTACGCGAAATATGGGATAAAAAGGCAGCTAAAAGAGAGGTCGAAGTGACCACCAGGAAGGAATATGAGGAAAAGGTTTCTTCTCTCCGGAATGGTATCGATTATGGAGTGACCGTTAATAATGATGTAGCGATGCGTATTACAGCGGTATTTGCAGCGATCCGGTTACGTTCTGAGAATATTGCTTCCCTGCCGAAAAAGATTGCGAAAAATACTCTCCGGGGAGAAGAAGCGGTAAATAATCATCCTGTTAGCCGTTTGATCCGGGTTAAGCCTAACCCATATATGAATATTTTCAATTTCTGGGATTGTATTAATGCCGGAATGGACGGTTGGGGAAATTCTTATGCAATCATTGAGCGGGATGCACACGGGGATCCGGTTGCCTTACATCCGGTATTGCCTTCTGAAACCAGTGTGACTGTCAAGGACCGGAAAAAATATTTTAAGGTCTATGGAAATCAGTTGGGGCTGGACGGTATTTACAGTAATGAGGAGATGTGCCATTTTATGCTGATGACCCTGAACGGGCTGAAGGCCCTGAATCCAATAGAATATAATGCGATCTCTATAGCAAAAGGCGTGGCGGCGACGAAATTCGGTGCGGAATTCTATAAAAAGGGCGGCAATATCAGGGCGGTATTGGAAGCTGACGGGTCGATGTCTGATACGGAGTATAATAATTTTGTGAAGCATTTCAACGAATCTTCCCGGAACTATGAAACCCCGCTCCTGGAATACGGGATAAAATACAAGCAGGTCGGTATTTCTCCTATTTCCGCCCAGCTATTGCAGACGGAAACTTTTTCCATTCAGGATATAGCCCGGATCTTTAATGTTCCCCCGCACATGCTATGTGAGATGAGTCATGCGACCTTCTCCAATATCGAGCATCAGACGATTCAGTTTACCACCTTCTCTCTCCGGCCTTCCGTGAAACGGATCGAAACAGAGCTGGAAACCAAACTTTTTTTCGAAGGGGAAGCGGATCAGTATAGCGTGAAGTTTGATCTGAACGGTCTGATGCGTGGTGATACGGCAGCCCGGTCGGAATGGTACCGGACCAGCATACAAAACGGTATTCACAGCCGGAATGAAATCCGGCAAATGGAGGGATATCCGCGGCTTGAGGGACTGGATGATATGCTGTATCCCTCAAATATGACAATTGTAGGACAAGAAAATCAGGATAAAAAATGAAGACGAATTTAATAGGACATGTAAGAAGGCTTGCAGGGAACGTTGAAGAAACCCGAACGATTGAGTTTGTTGCTTCGGATAATACGAGGGACGCTCACGGAACGGTGGTTCCTGTGGATAAGTGGGATCTTACCCGGTTTAATAGTAACGGAATTATCGGATATCAGCATAATGTTTATGGTGATATGTGCGGGAAGGAGGATCCGGACCGGGTGATCGGAACCGGACAGGCCCGGATTGAGGATAATCAACTGATTGTTTCGATGACCTTTGAACCTGCAGAGTTGAACCCTTTGGCCGAAAAGATCTTCCGTAAGATTCTGCATGGTACTTTGAAAGCTGTTTCTGTCGGTTTTGTGCCGACTAAAGAGGGCGCCTGGGGAGAAGGTGAAGAAGCGAAGAACGGATCTAATCCGACCTATTATTTTGACGGCCAGGAGTTGCTGGAGGTGTCGGTTGTGAATATTCCGTCTAACAGAAACGCTCTGAAGCGTGGATTCCGGGATAATACCGTAGATGCGATCAATTTTATTTACCGGGCTTTGGATGGCCGTTTCCGGTATTCCGAGATTGAAGATATGAAGGTCCGGGATATACTGGATTTGCTGGATGAACGGAAGGCTCCGGAAAAAACGGAAGAGGGAGAAGCCCCGGAAGTTCCGGAGGACATACCGGAAGATCGGGCGACTGATGATGCTGATGTTGTTCTGGCCGAGGCGGAATTGGCAATAGACAAATAACTATTCATTTTTAAATTGACAGATATGAGAAAAATTCATGAAATTAAAAAAGAACTCTCTACGGAGATTGAGAACTATAAGCGTTTTCGGGGAGAGGGAAAAGCAGAGGAAGCTAAAGCAACTCTGGAAAAAGTGCGGGGACTTACCAGTGAACTGGAGGATGCACAGGCTTTGGATCGGGCAGAAAGGGCTTCGGTAGCAGATAAGTTCTCAGAGCAGGAACGGAGTGAAATAAACCGTTTTTCTTTCCAAAAATTTATTCGCGAGGCTGCAGAAGGTAAGTTGGAGGGTTTTGAATTGGAGATGGCACAGGAAGGAAGAAAGGAAGCCGGCGAATTGGGCCGGACGGTTAAGGGTGTTTGTATTCCTTATTCGGTATTGTCGGTAAAGAATGTCAGGGCTGCGGCCGGACAGAATGCCGGGACTGCTGCTGATGGAGGCAATTTGATACAAACTTCCGGGCCGACCTATATCGAAGCGTTGCGTGCTAATCTGGTGATGCAGAAGCTGGGTGCAAAATTCCTGACCGGACTGATCGGTACGCTGAGTTTTGTAAAAAATTCGAAGGTGGATATCTCCTGGGCGGGTGAAGCCGAGACTGTTGAAAACGAGAAGATTTCTTTCAGCCTTCAGGAGATGAAGCAGAAACGCTTGGTGATCACTACGGCCTTTACCAAAGATCTGCTGAATCAGACGAGTATGGATGTGGAATCCCTGATAATGAATGAGATGATACTGGCACATGCCCAAGGGATTGATGATGCGGCCCTTAACGGTGCAGGCAGTAAGGCTCCACTCGGTATTCTGAATCTGGAGGGTATCGGCGCAGTCGCTATCGGAGAAAACGGAGGTGAGATCGACTGGGCGAAGGTGGTAGCCCTGGAGACGGCAATCAGTGCAAAGGATGCGATGCTGGGGAATTTGGCTTATCTGACCAATCCAAAGGTTATCGGGGCTTTGAAAACCACTGAAAAGGCATCCGGAACGGCCAGATTCCTGATGGAAGCGGCGAATACGCTGAACGGTTATGATATTATCAGTACGACTTTGATGCCTTCGGATATTACCAAAGGTACCGGGGAGAATCTGTCTGCAATGCTGTTCGGAAACTTTGCCGATGTGATCGTGGGCCAGTGGGGCGGACTCGACATTATCGTGGATCCGTACACCCTGAAGAAATCCGCACAGGTGGAGATTACGATGAATGCCTGGCATGATGTTTTCGTGCGGCACGATGAAAGTTTCGCGGCAATCAAGGATATTAAAACGGCATAGTATGTTGGTAAAGATTAATAAACCTTTGAAAGGATACGGGTATTTTGGCGGCGAGACCGCCGAATTGCCTGATGATGTTGCTGCCAAGTTTATTAATAGCGGGGCGGCGATTATGATTCAGAAAACTGAGGGCGGGGAAGATGATAACACTTTACCGGAAGATCTGCCGATGCGTGATCTGTTGTACGAAAATGGTTATGAATCGGTGGAACAAATTCTGGATGCTAAGGAAACTCTTACTGATGTGAAAGGTATTGGTAATGCGTCTGCCTGCAGGATAATTGAATTTTGCGAAAATTATGAAGGTTGAACGGATCAGCACATCGGAAGAGCTTCCTGTAAAATTGGAACAACTGAAAGAGCATCTCCGCATTATGTCGGATGACTTCGACAGTATTCTGATTTTACACCTGAAAGCGGCAATTGCTTCGGCTGAAGAATTTACCGGTCAGGTGTTATGGCCGGGAAATTTTCGGTTGACGGGTGATTTTGATAAGGTGTTAAAGACTGGGATAATGCCGATCACAGATATTGTATCTGTCCGGCTGGATGGTGAAGAATTGGATGTAACGGAGATAGGGATATCCGGAAGCAGTCTTTATTTTCCTGAAGGGATGAAAGGAAATTCTGTAATAATTGAATTCATAGCCGGTTTTAAGGAAGTTCCTTTCGATGTTGCTGCTGCGATACTTTTAATTGCTGCCAAATTTTTTGAAAATCCTTCGGATTCTGTGGAACAATTGCCGAAGGCTTCTACAAACCTTTTAAGACCACATAAGAGATGGGGAAGATAGATTTCAGTGTAGGTGAATTTGATACCCGGGTAGAATTATATTCTCCGGAGTTGAAACAGACAGTGTCCGGAGCGGTAGAGAAGAATTTTACTGTACGGGGTGTAGTTTATGCGAAGGTCAGATCCCGGAATATGGGTGAAGATACCGGCGAAGGAGCAATTCTTATAACAAATATTCAGGAAATAGTGAGTTATGATGTTCCGGGGGTTGACAATGCCTGGAGGATAAAGAAGGATAATGAAATGTATGATGTTATCTCTGTGGACAGAATTCAGCGACGTTTTATGAAAATTACAGCTAAAAGGATTGTATGAAAGACGGGATTAAAATAATAGGGATGGAAGAAACAATGGCTGTTCTGGATCAGATCCGTGAAGATTTTCCCAGAAAAGTTGCAGTGTCCGCAATAAAAAATTCGATGAAGCCTTTTGTAAAGGAAATTGTGAAAGCTAATAGTGACGTACCGGAAACAAAAAAAGTCACAAAATCGAGGACTTTGAGAGCAGCAAAAGATATTGCAGTTTCGACGGGAGTTTGGTCAGACAAAGGGGCCGTGAAACACAGATCTTCCAGGAGTAAAAAGCCTGTGAGAGTTTTTAGTCTTATTTACTGGAGGAATTACGGGACATTGTCAAACCGGAATCCGATGCACCGATTTGTAAGATCCAGAAGGCCGAAGTCCAGGGACTGGAAGGGAGGTATCGTTGGAACAGGGAATATCGAGAAGGCCTGGGAAAGCATAAAGGGGGCTGTTGTCAATAATCTTCCGGCTGAAGCCAGGAAAGCTTTTGAAAAGTATTTATTAAAAAGACAAAAGCGATGAAGGAAGATATAAATATTCTGATCAGTAAAACGGTTGGTGAAATAATCCCCACGTATGCAGTACTTGCCGATATTGATAACGGGGTAAAATGTCCTTATGCCTTTTACCGGATAAAACAATCCGGAGTCAGGACGAAAGAGTGTGTAAGAAGTATTTACGATACCGGAGTTTTTTTGGTCGGAGATACCTTTGATCAGGTGAATGAATTGTGTGAGAAGGTCAAAAGCAGAATTTATGGTTTACGCGGATGTGACTATGCGATTTCTGTCATTTCGTCCGCTACAGATTATGATGCAGATGACCGGAAATATGTGTGCGAAATGAGTTTTACAATTAAAAAATTATAAGTTATGGGACAGAGTATTAATGGATATGACATTATTTTTCAGGCTGTAGTCGGAGAGCAAAAAAAGCTGTTTGCCGGGACGAAATCGAACAACTTTAACCTGAATCCAAAGGTTAAAGAATCTATTACCAAAGAGGATAAAGGCACCTCTAATAAGAAAATAACTGGTTATGATACTGAATTTACCGTTGACGGGGTAATGGAAATAAATGAGGCGGAAGAGAAAACAAAACGGCTCGACCGCAACGATGTGATCGATTTGGTTATGGCCGGTGAGCCGATTGAATTTGTGTATGGGAATCCGGCGCCGGGCAATACCGTTTACAAAGGGAAGATGGTGATAACCGGTTATTCGGAAAATACCGATGCGGAAGGTGAGGCCACCTATTCCCTGAATTGCTCCGGAATCACAAAGCTGACCAAAGAAGAAATTGCAGGGGTGTAAAGCTATGAAAGATTTTTTGAAAATAGGTGATTCAGAATATCGGGTTGAGGCAAACTGGAATGCTATAGCCGGTTTTTGCCGGAAAAAGGGAGTTTCTGATTTGTCTCAGCTTGATGTCTTGGTACATATCGCTATAGACGATATCTTACCTCTGATGCATTGTTGTATAAAAGAAGGCGAGCGGTTGGAAAAACGTAATTTCCCGATGTCGGAATCCGAATTGGGAAGTGTTGTCAATACAGCAGTAATGGGGCAATTTATGAGAATTTATGCAAGGCAGAGCCAGATGGAGGCGGATGGAGGGAGTGGAAAAAAAAAGTAAATGAAATAGTTTCCCTGGATTATTTTCTGGGTATTGCCTTGGGGGAATTGGATATGCAGGTGATGGAGTTTTGGGAAATGCGCCTTAAGGATTTTTTTCTGAAACTTCACTATTACAATGAGAAGAAACAGCGGGAATTGGAAGTATATGCCAATCTGCTCAGAATGCAGACAGTTTCCCTGATTAATGTTCAGTTAGATAAAAAATCAAGGATTACGGATCCTAAAAAATTTTGGTTATTTCCCTGGGAGATTGAAAGTGTTCAGGAAAGTGGTGTACAGGATATCGGGAATGTAATAAAATTAAGCAAATTGCTATGAGTGTTATTTCTAAGTTAAAGGTCTGGATTGGTTCCGATACCTCTGATTTGCAGAAAGGACTTAAAAAAAGTAAAAAGGAAGTTTCTGCTTTCGGGACGGGAATAAAAAAGCTGAAGGGGATGATAGCCGGGGCTTTTGCTGTAAGTAGCATTGTGTCATTTGCTAAAGAATGCCTGGGTTTAAGTAAAGTTCAGGCAGAGGCAGAGAAAAAGTTAGGGGCGGTAATCAAGGCAACGGGGGCAGCTGCAGGCTTAACAGCCGATGAAATGAAAAAATACGCGTCGCAATTGCAGGATGTGACCAAATACGGCGATGAAGTGACTATAGATGCGATGGCCATTATGTCGACCTTTAAATCGATCAAGGGGGATGTATTTAAAGAGGCTATTGCTTCGGCTCAGGATATGGCGACGGTCTTGAATACCGATTTGAATGCAGCAGTCATGCAGATCGGTAAGGCTTTGGAATCGCCGGAAATTGGTCTGACAGCTTTGCGCCGTTCGGGTGTTTCTTTTTCCCAGGAACAGGTAAAACAAATCAAGCAACTGGTTGCCGAAGGGAAAAAGCAGGAAGCGCAGCTGATTATGTTAAAAGAACTCCAGAATGAATTTGGCGGAGCAGCCAAAGCTGCGGCTGGAGATGCCTATGGAGCTGCAACACAATTAAGTAATGCCTGGGGGGATTTGAAAGAGGTTATCGGTGCTGCTGTTACTCCTAGTGTGGAAAGTATAAATTCTCTTACAAATGCAACAAAAGAGGTCACTAATGTACTAAATGACGAGTCGATACCGACATGGCGTAAGTGGTTGGGGATGTTAAGTCCTACACTGTCACGAGCTAATAAACTTCTAGCCGAACAGAATAGAATGATACGTGAGGATAATGAGGAAATTATAAAGGGTTTAAAGCTTTCGGAATTGTCTTTGAATGATTTATTGGGAATACAGAATGTATATAAGACTTTAAATAAGGAGCGTGGTGATAATCGCTATCAGCAGACTCTTAAAGCAATTGCAGATGAGATAGATAAAAGAGCTTCAGGGATTAAAGCAGAGACAGAAGCACAAAGGAAAGCCCGTGAGGCAGCAGAAGAAAAAATAAATCTAGAAAAAAAGAAAAAGCAGGCGATTCAGGATACGATAGACATGGAGGAAAAAACTTCCGGAGCTATCGGAGAAAAAATAAAGGCTTTACAAAATCTGAAATCTGCAACCGATATAACCGATCAGGCAAGTCTGGATTATTATAACAAAGAGATAGCCCGTCTGAATTTACTTGTACAGAAAACGGACGAACTCAGCCGGAAACGGGTGCTCGATGCACAGAAAAAAATGGAAGGTGGCCCGATCAGCCAACCTGCTGTATTGTACGGGTTAGATGATGCTTTATTCGATATAAACGGTGAATTGCCGGTATTCGATGATCTGGCGCAATTGCCGGATAAATTAGAGCCTGTGCGGACCAAACTGCAGGAAATACAAAAAGACTGCATAGATGTGAGTGACGTTGTCAATGCAGCTTTTAACGATCTGGCGGTCGGGTTCGGCGAAAATATCGGTGAGCTTATAGCGGGATCCGGAGATTTGCAGGGTTTTGCCACACTCGTTGCCGGAACTTTTGCCGACATGGCCATAAATGTGGGAAAGACTGCGATATCGACGGGTATAGCCGTGAAAGGTATCCAGCTTGCATTGAAATCGCTAAATTGGGCTGCTGCCATTGCTGCCGGAGTTGCGCTGGTGGCTTTGGGTACTGCTGTAAAAAGCTCTTTGGGTAAGATTGCCGATGGAGGTAATGCTTCGGGAACATTTTCCGGGAATGCTTATAGCAATGAGGTGAATATCGGGAATACAAAAGATTATTCTTCCGGGATGGATTCCGGTAAAATTAATGTAATTGTAAGTGGTGAGTTGAAAGCAAAAGGCAGTAATCTGGTTGCTGCTATTAATTCTGAAAATATACGTAAAGGATTGACGACATGAGTTACGGTTTGAAATACAGGCTGTCGTTTGACAGCGTTTCGGGTACACCATGCGAGATAAATATTCTGGAGGCCGGTTATGAAGGGCCTGTAGAAAAACGGAACCTCGGCAGTGCCCCTGTTCTGAAAATGGATGATGGCGAGGCCGTGCGGGGTACCTCTCTGGAATTGAGCATAGAAACCTGTTTTGACGGCGATCTCCGGGAGTTTTACACGACGGACAGAAAGAAGTTCCGGGTAGAGGTGTACCGTTCGGGCGTATTGTTCTGGAGCGGACACATCCTTCCGGAGCTGTATTCGGAGCCTTACATTTCCGTTCCTTTCGATGTATCCGTTACGGCCTCCGACGGTCTGGGCTTACTGAAAAATATTCCTTTCGGTCTGAGCGGCAAGCGTTCCGTGTTTGATGTCATCAAATATTGCTGTGAGCAGACGGGACTGGTGCTTAACTATGTCTTTGCATCGAAACTACTTGCTACCGGTATGAGTGGTGTGGCGAGCGTGTACACCCAGGCGTTTGTAGACTGCAATGCATTTGACGATGCGGATTGCTATGAGGCCTTGGAGAAGGTACTGATCACTTTCGGATCCTATATCAAGCAGAAGGACTGCAAATGGCATGTGCTCCGGTATACGGACCAGGATACGGATCTGATGGAATATGATCCGTCGTGTAATTTTGCGGGCGGCTTCCGGCCTGTAATGAAAACACTGGGGGCTATCGGGGATGACACTTATCCTGTCGGGCAACTGGAATCTGAGATCGTCCCGGCCAGGAAGGATTTTACTATGGAACAGCCCTACGAGCTGTATCCGAGCCTTTTGAAAGACTATTGTTTTGCGGCGGTGGGAAGCTGGATACTTTCTCCCGGAGTACGGTTTATGCGTGTGGATGAAGAGACTTACTGTGAACTGAAACCGACAAAACTTCCCGAAAAACTCGAAGCCTACGTTATGCAGTCCATATCCGTAGAAGCCTGCAACCGGCCTTTCCGGATAGAGTTTCAGTTTTCGATATGTCTGATGTCAAACCGGGAGATCGGTTCGATCGACATGAGCACCGGCCGAAGTTTCCGGCTTGAGATTTTTATCACCGATTCCGGTGGCACCAGGCATTATCTGTCGGCTGAAGGCTGGGGGACAAAAAAGACATACATTGAAGTCCGCGGAGATGTACAGAACGGCAAACTCCGTATTACGGACGGAGTCAACTATGATTATATCCCTGCGAGTTTCGAAACGTTCAGAATCAATCTGGAGCGTATTCCCTATTCCGGAGAGATGGCTTTTCGCATTGTAAATCCTTATAAGTATTATACGGTTCCCGGCACGCCTGCTCTTGACGATTACAACGATATGAACATTATCTGCCTTAAGGAGTTTGTATTCACCAGCGATGTCGACGGAAATCCGGACGTGAACGTTTTGCTGAACCCGGAAGCGTCGACGTCGGCCCCTTCGCTGAAGGTGGGTTTTGTGGATGCGCCGTTTACGGAGAACGCCCGGGGCATCTTCAAAAACATACTGATGACTTCCGGAGGTTTTACGTCGGAGTGGTATTGCCGGGGAAGCGGACTGGATTCTTTTGCCAATATCGCCCTGCAGGACATGTCGAGCCGTATCGGCGTGCCTTCGTTTTGCCTGCACGGGGTGATCCATGCGACGGATTTTGATCTGTTGTCTGACAAGTATTCCGGACGGAAACTTTATCTGAAGGAGTACAGCTACGACCTGATGGAAGAGGAGATCGACTGTACGTTGTGTGAGTTGTTGCCGTTCAATGCCGGTATTGACGGAGAGATTACGCAATCGCCGAGGAGTTCGAACAAGTCCAAGACCGAAACGAGGGCATCGGGCGAGACCGAATACCGGAGCTACGGCGGGACGATCAGTACCCCCAAGATGATCCGGGAGCTTGTTTCCATGCCGGATGACCAGCTGTCGGAGGACTGCCTCCTGGAGGTAGACGACAGGATGTCCGTATCATCGAAGAGGGTGACAGTCGGGGGGCTTACGGATTTGTCATACAAGCGGGTGCTGCAGTCAGGTGTGTTCTGGACCAAGGAGGAGATGAATTGTACGGACGGCTATCTGGAGGTACAGGGAGAGAAAATAAAGGCCGGGGACAGTGATAAGTGGAATGCGCATGAATTTGATGATTTTTTGGATCAACCCGTCAGGAAGAC